CAGGTAATTTTACACCTTGAAATTTAATTAAATTAGAACCCCATTGCCTTTTAACTAATGCTGATAGATATCTTTTTAAAAATGGATCATTATATACATTAGTGAAATCATCAGGATTAATTGCAGATGAGCAATCTATGATTAAATAATCATTAGCACTTATTTCATTCCAATCTATATCCAAATATAATCTGTTTTGTCTTATATTAAATCTAACTTGTTTTTGAGTATTTAAAAGAAAATTGATAGTTTCTAAACGAGTCAATGCCATTGCATATCCTAATAATTCAAAATTACCAAAATTATACATGTCATTGAGAGCTAACTGATACTTAAAACTAAACATGTTAGTCATGCTTAATCCTTGAGAACTATCAAATCTGAATATCTTTTCAATACCAATTATATTAGGTGGAAGTTGTAAGTAATTACTATTTTCATAATAATCAAAACTTGTTGATACACTATTAATAGAAGTGGTAGCAGTTGTAGTAGTAATACCAGTTTGTCCACCTTGAGCTGGATCTTTTACTTTACCCCTGTCTATATCCTCTTGAGTTACTTTATATTTTAAAAATACTTTAGTTATACCATCATAATGTCTCTCTTGATAATACTGAATAGCATCATCCATTAAATCTTGTAACTGTTCCTCTGCGACATTAATTTCTAAGACAGGAGCTCCATTCTGTCTTAATGCATAGTCAATTAAATCTTGTCTTGAAGCAGGTTGAGCCATTTATACACTATTACCTTTAACTTATTTATGGAGCAGAGGATATACCTCCCAATACCAATACATTTCCTTCTACTAATCTGTAAATTGTTGACCCTGAACTAACTAACATATCCCATACATATCTACCTGGTTTTATTGCTCTTGTTGTTGTAGAACCTATTGATAGGTTAAATTCACCACCAGCAGCACTGGTAAATCCCACTGTGAGTGATGCTGTAGCTGGATTAGTAGCACCAACTGCAACAGATTTAACCATTTGAGATGATCCACTATATCCAGTAAAGTTAAAAGCAGATTTATCTGGTTTTATAACTTTAAATGTTGATTTGAAGTTTGCTCCAGTATTAACTGTTAAATTAGCACTGTATGCAACTCCAGATGCAGGATCAAAAGTGATTACATTATTGGCCATTATTCTTTAAAAAGGATTGAAGCATTGATTTAATATCACCAATATCATCTGATAAATTATCTACCTTTTGTTCCAGATGATTAATTCTTTCTTCTTTAGAAAGCATCTTACTTCTGGTTTTAGTATAGCGTTCATAATCAGATTTACTTCTATTTACAATAGCATTAGTCACACTATCTCTGAACAATCCAGGATGATTTTCTACAGGTATTAAAGACATAATTAAGCAAGAGCAGTAACACGAAGGTTTCTAAGTTGAGGAACAACAGCAGCGTTTGTTGATGTGCCTACAATCTTAATTCTAAATGATGCAAATGGAGATAAATCTCTAGTTGCATAATTATATTCTCTGAATAAATCTACAGTTGGTGTTTGAACATAATCATCTACTTTTGGAACCTTCAAATTTGATCTACCATCACTCTTAGTTTGCTCTATTACATCACCATTTTGTTTTAGGTTTTTAAATCCAGGAAATGGAGTGAATATTGCTTCATCTAATGGACCTTGCTGATTTATAGCATAGAAAACTCTGAGATCACATAAATCAGGAACATAACCATCAATAATAACCTCTAATGAAGTTGCAGGATTTTCTAGAATTATATTCTTAGTAACATAGAAGAATCTGTCAGGATCCTCTCTAACACTATTCACTCTAAAGTCTGTTGCATAATTTCCAACTGGTTTATTAATTCTATTATTAATAAATTGGATTGAAGCATAATCCAAATTAATCATTGGACTTAATCTTCTATCACTTGCTGTCATATCCATCAGCATAGATAATGATTTATTTCCTGGTAAATCAGATAGATAAGCAGTCTCATTTACTTCAGATGCAACTTGTCTGACTGATGGGAAATAAGTTGGCTCATGCATATTAACCTCAGTAAATCCTTGATCAATAAATGCTGGTTCATTGCCATTTACAGTTCCCCCAGTTACTGTTCTAACTCTTGCACTAACAGTGGTTCCTGTTGGATTTAACAATTCAAATTTAGGTATGATTAAAGAGAAAGGAACATTATATGATGATCTAGCTTCAGGACCAGCTCCTTTTCCTAAAGTGTTAATTTTAAGTGGTAATTTAGTTGATGCATCAGTTGGATCCCATTGTGTTGATCCTCTATTTACACCAAAACCAGTGTCTGCAGTATCTATTTTGATGTGATAATGATCTAAACCTATTGGATCATTTGTAATAGTAACATCTTGTAAATCATGAGTTTTATTAATTCTTCTCAAAGATATTCCACCAAATTCATATTTGTATATTTGATCACCATTATCGTGTCTCTGTTGACCACTTCCATCTATTCCTCTAGTAATACCAGTTAAAGTATTACCACTTACACCTGTATATCCAAGAATCTCATCATCAATACGAACATATCCAGAATTACCTGCTCCAACAGTTAATCCTTCAAAAGTAGTAAATAATGATCCATCTACAACATCTAAATTGGATGTAGTTGTTCTGCTATAATTTTCAGATATAGTTGTTGGAATTAAGTTACTTTCAACATCAGTTAATAAAACTTTATTGATTGAATTATACATTCCATGATTCTTCATTCTAATCTTCATGTGTAATCCATCATCACCATCTGCTACAGTTGCAGATGTTGGTTTTACTTCAATTGCTCCTGAATTATAATTAATAGGAGTTCCTACCCCTACAGTGCTATCAACATATCTTAATGAATAAGCAGATGCAGAAGTATCAAAATCACCTTGAACATCAGTTATTACTAATTCATTAAATCCACCTATATTTTCTGCCTTTACAGTAAATTTCAATCCCTCACCTGCTCCATCTCCAAGAGATGCTGTTAATACATCACCAGCAACATAACCTGTTCCACCAGTGGTGCATGTAACTTGTATTGCTTCTCCATTTAGAACAAGAACATTTCCTCTTGCATTTTGTCCTGTTCCAGTTAAAGATTCAAATGCCACATTAACATATGTGTCAGATGCTGTGCCACCACCAGGAACTTGAGTTCCTAATGGTACAATACCAGTTCCACCATCAGTTAGTGCTAAAGTAGTATTTCCTGCAGCAACAGCTCCATTAGAATCAACAGCAACTATAGAACCAGCAAATCCAACTAAAGTTCCATTTGGTTGAGTTTGAGCATTAAATGTATTGGTATTTGCTTGGAATACAGTATTACCAACTTTTAGTGCTTCAAGAGAAGATCCACCATCACTAGGTAAAGTTCCAGATTGCTCATAGGTAATACCTAATCCAACTCTTACTTTATTTGGTTTGAATGTAATTCCCTTATCAGGTAAATCCTCTAATTTTTGTGGTAGTTTTGGATTATAGAATGATACAGAACCTGTATTTTTAAAGTCTGCTCTATACAGATCATATTTTAAATCCTCATACTGACTTGGCGTCCATACAGAAGAGTTCTGTGATTTGAATAAAGATCCTAATGTTGGTTGTTTAGAAACTAATACTTGACCAGCTTCACTTCCCAATGTTCTAACATCAGCTTCACCTAATCTTGCAATCCATACTTTATAATTTGTAACCTTAGATTTAAGAACTAAAGCATATTCAGTTTTTGGTTCCAAATAAACAGGAGATTTAAATTGGAATGTAGTTGGAACACTACCATCTTCAGATAGGAATACCTCATCTGGATCTTTATACACTTCAGTGTAAGGTAAAATTGTTGTGGTAGGAGTACCTAATTGTGTTGTACGAATTTCAAACTTAACAGGAAGTTCATCATCTTTTTGTTGGAAATATA